AAAATATTTTGCAATATTTCCTAGTTTTCTCTTGTTTTTCCTAGTTTCCTAAAATATTTGCTATGTTTTAAACTTTTTTAAAAAAAAGTTTGTAAGGAACGACATTATAAAAAACTGGGAAAATAAAAAATTATACTTGTTGACATTTCTTTACAGATAAATTATACAATAAACTTGTCACAAACCTCAAGTTAGCCAAATTGTTAACACCTATTTGCCTTTCCGCTAGCTTGAGGTATCATAAACAATGTTTTATTTAGAAATGTTTTGCGCCGTAACTGCTGTTATATCAATTTATATTTATGGCAATCAATCTTGGTATGCACCGCTTTTTGGTTTTTTCTCACAAATATTTTGGGTTGCCTGGTCAATATTGGGAGGTCATTTTCCTATGTTGTTTTTGTCAGCTGCAATGATAATTACACACATGAGAAATTGCAAACAAATGAAAACTATACGAAAGCTGAAACAAAAATTGTACTCAAAAACGTAGCAGGGGTTGACTTAACTTTTTCTCTAAAAATTGTTAAATTACGTCTCAATTTTTTTTTATCCTTTGCATCTGCATTTAACATTTTTTTATAAAGTTTATTGTAATCAAACCACATGATTTGCCGGTGCGTAAACTGAAATTCCTGGTTTTTCAAAGCATGTAAATAACATTCGTGTATATCATCTGGATCTAAAGCTCCGTAAGCACATACTAGATCAAAATCTCTTGATCTTTGCAGTATCCAATTATGAGCAAATATTTTTAACAATGACGCTTTTCGATCACTTTGAATTATCATGCAATCCTCTAACGCATTTACAACAACAGCACGCCATAATTTTTGTTCTGCGTCTAGTTTTTCACCATTAAGGATGCTTCTTGCAAATTTCAACCCCATTGTTTTAATTAAATGCGGTGAGGTCAGCATTAATGCCCGTGATCTTTAATTAACTCTTTAAGTAAAATTTGATATGTTGCAGCATACAAACGCATTTTTTCGCCTTTTTGGTCTTTATAATGTAAGTAATCTTGTAAAACACCGTCAATAAAAAACATTTTATCAATAGCATCCATGGACTCAAGATTTATAATAGCTACATCATCACGTAAGAAATCTTTCCAGTTAATTCTGCTCATATTAATATCGTAACTATTTATCATCACTATGACCACCCTTAACCACTTTAAATTTTACTATATTTTCTTTTTTATTGTCTGTTTGATAATATGTATCTACAAGTTTTTGATACAACTGTTGTGTGTAATAAAAGTCTGAATTTATTGATATATTGTAAATAAAATCCATTACTTTTTTAAAATCTTTTTTAGTAAGATTTTTACTTAAAAGATCCATTATTTCTTTATTTTTGTTTAAATCACTTAACATAATACTCCTTACCTCCCTTGGCCATGCCCCGTGATCCGTGTTACTAGTTTATTTGTCCTTTTTGTAGATATCTGGATCGTATCCACCTAGGTTCATTTTTCTTTGGTACTCTATATTCTTACTTTTAAACGTCGGTAACTGACTATCGCAGTTTGGGCACACGAACCTAAGGTTCTCGAGCCTATGATCATTTTTTACACCATTTATGTGGTCAAGT